GGGCTCTTTTGGACTTCAAATGTCCATTTACAACAGGTGTCACTTTTTCGATGCGATGGTGAAACATCATCGTACTGAAGGTGGTCTCTCACGAGACAGATCCTTAGGCGGATCTCACCTGTCTCCACAACCTTACTAAAGGAGAAAGAAATGTTAGATTGGTTCTTTTCAAAACAAGTTGTCACTGAAGCAACGATACGTTTACTGGACATCGCATGCAAATGCGATTTCATCCTTTGGACGAAAATTGTCGTTGCGGTGCAACTTGCAACCTGTTCTATGGTTGCCAGTCTACTACTTCTAACCCTCTTTAACAGGAAGCGGAAACGTAAGTAACCTTGCTGGCTCCATTTTGGCGCCTGCCACTCAACTTCGAAAGGATCTTTGATATGAGCAATTCTGATGATCTTGACTTTACAAATACTGAGGCCCTAAAGGCGCTTGATGCCGGACTGCGTAAAAGCGATCCGGTGTACAGGTGCCCATATAGCAGGTCCTACTGTAGGCTTGTACGGACTGCGTTATATTTTTCTATAACGTTGGCTGTATTGCTCACAGTGGTCCTGTCTTTCGGCCTTGTCAAGACTGTCAGGTTGTTTTTGTCATTGACCTGATTAGGAGGTAGTTCTCATGAGCACAAAAACCGTGAATCTGACCATGCAATTCGATGGTCAGGAAACACAATCTGCGTCAGCTGGAGTGTTGCCTTCCTATACTCGAAACTACACCGTAAGGCGTACTTTGAGTCGTACCCGTACTGGGGTCTTTAACCCAAATTGGAAAAAGATCATAGCTGCGGGCGGGAATGCATCAACAACACTGACGGCCTCTGAGTCAACTATTGAATGGAAGAGTCCGAACGGTACGCTTCAATACCTTGCGTACAATTCGCTCGACAATTCAGACGGTAAAGCTAGCTTGATTGATGCGTCGGCTTCGGGTTTGGTAAATTACTACCCTCCGCCGGCTATACTCAACCACAACGGCAATACGTCCTCTGAGTGGGAAGCTAACGTCCAGGCTGTCACCTACTTGTATAGAGCTGTTCGCCGAGCCCACGCTCAAGCTGAGGGTGGGGTAATTCTCGGTGAGCTCCATAAAACACTAGGTATGATAGCTAGGCCCGCCATGGCTTTACGCAATGGGCTGGATCAGTACGTCAATTCTCTCAGAAAAACTCTGAGGGGTCAAATAAAGACCCGTAGAAACGGACGGAAATATCCTACCCCAAACGCAAAGAAGATCTTGGCGGATACCTATCTTGAATATACGTACGGTTGGTCTCCTTTGATCAACGACGTGAAAGATGCTGCGGTTGCCCTCGCCCGGATGAATCACCCGGAATACGAGAAAAGCCGTTTTAGGGTATTTGGAGAGCACGAGAGTGCAAACTCCCAATATTCCATTCCGTTTTCGACACCTGCTCAAATCTGCTTCAACAAAAATACTGTTGTAAGCGGAAAGCAGATTGTCATCTATTACGGAGCACTTCAAGCAACTACCAAGGTGACTGGTTTCGACACCCAACCCCAACGGATTATAGATCTGTCAGGTTTTTCTCTGACAAATTTTGTTCCGACTATTTGGGAGTTAGTGCCGTACAGTTTCCTCATCGATTATTTTACCAATATCGGTGACCTTTTAATGGCAGCTACTACAGACACATCGAGAGTCGCTTGGCTAACCAAGGTTGTGATTAAAGAAACGACGGATAAAACCGCCTTAGTATTTGATCCAACAGCTACGGCAAACCCGGCACATTTCTCTCCAAGGTGGTATAAGTATCTGTCCTGCGGAGGTGGTTCTGGCGGTTATTTTACACGGTATCGAACCGTGAATCGTGGGCCTTGTGAGATGCCTTTTTTGACTCCCACTTTACAGGTCCCCAATATGAAACAATTTGTAAATATCGGGGCTCTGCTTTTAGGCTCAACTTCTGGCAGGCGATGGTCACTCAATTTAATTTGAATTATGTCTGTTTTTCCAAACAGGCATATGTGACCTAATTCCTGCTTTAACTTACTTTTTGGAGAATAACCATGTGGTCAATCTCATCGCCGATAACCGGTGGTGCACAGACGGGTTTTACAGCGCCGACTTACACTCACGTTGCGGACGTAGCGCCCGACGTGAATGGGAAGCAGGTTGCAGTTACCGCACTAGGTGGTACGCAAGTGGGTGCAACGGTTCATTCCGTTGCGTCGCCGTTTACGGTGACGTTCGTTCGTCCGAAGATTTTTAAAGTCCTGGGAAAGACGAATCCCTCGACGGGTCTTTTACCGTCGGTACCGAAGAACCAGTTTAAGCTGATCGTCCGAAAGGGCGTGACGCCGCTGGCCGGTCAACCCTACTCCGTGATGAACATCAGTGTTACGATGGACATACCGGCTGGGGCTGACACAGCTGATCCCGCGAATATCCGTGCTGCGATTTCTGCAGCCATCGGTGCCCTGTCCCAGCAAAGCGCTGGAATCGGTGACACCGTGACATCGGGGATAGCTTAAAGAAACTTAGCCTGCGTTTGGACGACGGTATAACAGTGCTTAGGCGCTAGAAAGCCGAAACCCAGACGCAGACCTAGTTTTTATGGTCTGAGGATCTGAGTAACTGCTAATCTGGTACCTTGCATTGAAAACCGTTGTTCTGGTCCTTAGATTTTAAACCTTGTGTGGAGAAGTTTATGAAAGATTTTTCTGAACTGCGAAACAACCTAGCTTCTGATCTTGGAGAATGCAATAACATGTTAACTTCTGACATGTCAGTTGCTGACGCGAATAGACTATGGTTAAACCGTTCGTTTTGGAAGAAGTTCCAAGATGAGCTGCAGCCTGATTGTGATACTAAGGCTTTGTTGCTCTTTTCTCAGAGTAACGAACGCTGTAAAAATTACAGTCTTGTGCCTAAGTCTACTTTTGATGAGCAAGTTATCGGGGAAGTAAAAGTTATCCTCGACGACTGCTTTAATCGCGGTCCTGACCGGCTTTATGACCTTTCCGATATGTTGGAAGGTTGTGGAACCGGCCCGGGAGCAAGCATTGGGGTTACACCGGCCAACTTCTACACGAAGCTGTTCGATTCTAACCTCAGCTGCACATCCGAGACACTATACCGTTTATATCGGTATGCGATCTCTACTATCCCTACCTGGTTTAGTGCTGAAGAAGCACGCCAACAGAAATTTGGGCATAAGATCGTAGTCGGTAACCGTCTTTCTTTTGCTCCGAAGACGTCTGAAATCTCGCGACCAATCTGTACCGAACCTGTTTTAAACATGTTCATTCAAAAAGGTATCGGTTCCATTCTTGAACGTGTGCTGCGTAGGAGATTCAAAATAGATATCTCGAAACAGCCTGAGTTCAATCGTGGTATGGCGCGCGAAGGTAGTATCAGTGGACTTTATGGTACCATTGACCTATCAAGCGCGTCTGACAGTATTGCTTTTCATCTTCTTAAAGAACTCCTGCCAGCGTATATATATAGCTGGTTGGATCTTGCCAGGAGCCCAACTGTCACTTTCCCAAATGGCAGTTGTGAAAAGCTTTTTATGGTAAGCTCTATGGGAAATGGTTTTACATTCCCGTTGGAGACTATCATATTCGCGAGCATAGTTGTTGCCTGCTATCGTGTGCTTGGGGTTAAAACCAAGTATGCGCACGACCACCCGTCGAACTTCGCTGTCTTTGGCGATGATATAATAGTCCGTAAGGACTGTTATAACTTTGTCGTTCGAGCTTTGGAGATGTTCGGGTTTAGTGTTAACGATGACAAATCGTTTAACTGCGGGGACTTCCGTGAGTCTTGTGGCGGCGACTACTTCAGAGGCCATGATATTCGTGGCGTTTATTGTAAGTCGCTTAAAACAAGCGCAGATGTCTACTCCATTATCAATCGTCTTATTAGGTGGTCGGCAAGGACTGGGGTACTCTTACCTAAGACTCTTAGCCAGCTTTTGTTGTCGGTGAAATTCTTACCGATTCCATTTGCTGACGGTGATGCCGAAGGTTTGAAGGTTCCCAATCCACCGAGTGGTTTTGATCGAGACCGCAACACTGGTGCTGTAAAATATACAGCCCTTGTGAAGTTGTCCAAATCGTTCCGCATGCCTGAGTCAGATGATACAGAGCTCAGCTATCCGAAAGCATCCAATCGTAGGAGACGGAATGTCTTCTACAATGCCAACGGAATAGTTGTTGCTTTGGTTGGAGGTTTTATACGGGGCGGACGTGTCACAATCAGATCTGATCGTGACAGGTTTAAAGTCCGTCGACGCATGACATCTATGTGGCGTATTTCTCGCCATACTGCGTACGCGGCTGGTCTTTTACAAGGCGACGACTGGGAAGTTGTTGCCGAGCTGTATATAGGTTCTATATACAGTGACCTTTAGAGTCTACGTAGGCTCTACTCCCTCCAGCTAGAACGTGATTGTTCGCTGAGTTTACCAATGTCGAAAGA